AATTCTATTGAGATACTCAATGTCTTCCTTCATAGTTCTTTTAGGTTTGTGGGGTTGATTATTATGAGAAGGTGATGATTCTTTGATAAAAGAAGAATCATTACCTTCGTTAATATTCTTAGAATTATTAGAATTCTTAGAATTATTAAGGTAATCCGGGTTGGATACAGCTTTTGGTCTAACGGATACAGGTTTACCATTATCGGATACAGGTTTATAGCCTTTTGGATACAGGCTTTGTAGCAATTGGATACAGGCTGTGTCCGTTATGTATTCGCCGGCAATCCCCTTAGAGTACTGTGGGGCTTGTAGACATTTAATCATTCTATGTTTAGTAAGGTGTTCTACTGCTGCTTGTATCTGTCTCTGATGTGTCTTAAATGACTGAGCCATTTGAGTTTGTTGTATGACTGCTTTACCTGTGAATTTAGTAAGATGTATGACTTTACACCATAGTAACCAGGTAACGATCTTGCGTATACCCTTGAGGTCATTCAGTATGTCATGGTCGAGGAGTGAGTAATGTACTGTGTGATTTACTTTCATATTAATTAGTTTTATCTTTATACAGTATATATCGCGAAAGTTTCTAAAAAAAGGCGGATACAAAACAAAGGGCCCTCGACCTAAGGACCCTTTGAAAGATATAAAAATAAAATAAACAACTACTAATAATGGCTAAAATTAATATGTAGTTGAACTAATTATGTCAGTATATGACTACCAACATGTATTATATATCGCTATATAATATTGTTTCAGAAATTACTGCGCTAATTTTAGAGCGGCTAGTTCAGCCTCTAATTTAGCTATTTCTTTTTCTAATCTCTCTTGTTCAGAGATGTTTTTCTCTTCATCCGGTACTCTGATTATGTTACCGTCTTCGTCGTATATGTATTTGATGTATCCGCTCATAGTATTAGTTTAATTTTCTAAGGAAAGTTCCAGCTGTAGTATAAGAACCTGTAGTTGAATCACTCCATAATTGATAGTAAATATACTGATCGTTTGCCCAGTTAATATTATATGTTACTGAAGGATCTGATGAAGATTGTGCATTCACATCATTCGTATTTCCATAAGGCATTAGGAATGTTCCACCAGAATTAATATAAAGTTTTCTACTAAAGTAGATACTTTTACGTGCTGAAGACGATTGTTCTTGTCCGAATGAGTAGTTGTTACCACTTGCAGGTGCTTGACCTACTGTTTGTGATGTATCTGAAACCCAGATAGATGTATAACCCCAGTTATTTAAACCGTCTCTATATTCTATATCATTTAATTCTAGTACGTCACCAGTAGTAAATGTACCACCTGGAATCATAAACGTAGAGTATACTAGGTCTGAAGCAACGTGTGTGCTTGTAGACCATGCAGTACCTCTAAAAGAAGTTATTCCAACAGGTGTTGAATCTACTTGTAATCCACCTGATGTAGTAATGTTAAGTCTTCTGTCTGTACCACCTGCATCTGACATTAAGATACCACCTGCAGTTGGCGTAGAGTCAACTACTGTGGCTAGTGCTTTTACTGACACTGTATTCTCTATACCTGCAGTTAGAGTACCTGTGTTAATATTTACAGCTCCTGGTACAGCTGCGGTAATCGTTGTTAGGTTACCCATTGCGATTGCGTCTGTTGCACTTGAGTTATCAACTCTTGCACTATCACCTAATGAGATAGCACCGTTAGCTTTTGCAGTAGAATTATATCCTATCGATACAATATCAGTACCACCACCAAAACCAGTGTTGTAACCTACACATACACCTCTTGAGTCTGCACCTGTTAAGAAACCAGCACCTTCTCCGATTGCAATACCTCTATCTCCATCTGCTAAGGCTCCTTCACCAATCGCGATAGAACCGTTAGCACCTGATGCGTTAGCACCATTACCAATAGCAATTGTACCGTTACCTGAAGCAGTAGCAGCATTTGTAGTTAGTGCGTCGGCTGACTTCATAGAGTCAGCGCCTGTACCTGCAACTAGTCCTGCAGCTCCTCCACCACCTGATGGTGTGTTAATCCATGCTAAATTACCTGAAGCATCAGCCTCTAGTATCTGTGTACCTGCTGATTGTACGTTAGGTAATTTTAAAGAGTATGAAGATCCACCTGCGTGTGCTGGTCCTTCTAGTGTTACATTGTGTGTGCCTGCAGCATCTTCACAGTATAATTTTAATTTACCTGCGTTTGTACCGTCACCTTTAATATTAACACCACCGTCTGATTGTGTTTCTAATGCGTTTACACTTAATGTGTTTGCAGTTCCAGCAGTTACATTGTAACCCATGGCAATAGCTTCAGTAGCTGTTGCGCTAGCGTTCTGACCAAATGCTAGACCTCTTTGTCCTGTAACAGATGCTGAAGTACCGATAGCAACTTTGTCATTACCACCTGAGATACTAATTGCACCACCAATAGCTACAGATCTATCTGAACCAGAAATATCTACATTGTCACCAATTACAATACCTTCTGATGAATTAGTAGTTCCGTTAATACCAATTGCAATACCTCTATTAGCTGAGGCAACAGAACCATGTCCGATAGCTATACTACCTTCTGAACCGGAACCATTTGCTTCTGCTCCTTGACCTATTGCTACAGACTCTTGTCTTGTAGCCTCTGCTCCATCACCAATTGCGATAGAACCTGCGCCCGAAGCATCTGCTGCGTTAGTAGTTAAAGCAGCCGCAGACTGTAATGAATCAGCACCTGTACCGTTCTCTAGTCCTGCAGCGCCACCCGGAAGTCCGCTAACTGTCGATCCAGTGAAATCAACTGTACCACTAACAAAGTTAGTAGCCGTGTTGCTAATTTCTATATTTGTTGCGTTACCTAAACCGTCTGTAACGGCTTTAGCAGTAGCGGAGATAACTCCGTTATCTGTTGTTTTTATTAGACCCTGGTAACTTGAATCTATACTTTGTCCTGTAAGAGTACTCATGTTTTAATTTCTTTTTATGTTAGGGACCAAGTTCTAGTCTCAGCTTCCCAGTTATTTGTGTTTGTATTCCATACGAATGGTACGCCTGGCCCTCCGCCATTACAAGCATCATCAGCAATTGCATACCACCATGTACCGTTTTTAGGTTGTGTGATACCATAGTAATTAGCTAGGGCTATTACCCATGAGCTATTTACTGGTTGTGTTATACCTAATTGTACACATAGAGTTTGTAGCCACGAACCATTTACAATAGTTGTAGCGCCTAAGTGTATTGCGTATGCAGAAATCCAGCTACCATTGGTAGGAGTAGTTACTGCACCACCACTGGCACACTCTACATAGTCTTTCGTTACTGATTTAATATCCATCTATATTGAAATATAATTTTACTTAGAGTTGTTAATTTTCTTTAACGCAACTCTTAATTTTTGTATGTTCTTCTTAGTCGCCGACGATTGTCGTGGAAGGCCCACAGTCTGTGCATTCTCCGTATTTCTCTTCATAATATGATAAATTTGATCTACCAGTGACTAGGCCACTAAAGTAGGGGTTTCTTTTGTCAGGCATCATACCATCTGTGCCTGGATTCTGATACTCTGGGAATAAGTTAGGATTATCCTTAAAGTATTTAGTTAATCTTTTAGAGTAAAACTCTGCTGTATCTAGTACTCTCTGCATGATAAATTGTAATTCATCTAGAGTAGTAGGTGAAGTCTCCTCAGAAGTACCGTTAAGTACGCCCTGATTAGCTATCTTATACTTAATGCTAGGTAACATTAAATAGAGTGCGTATTGCATTAGAGTTGGTCCTACGTAGTCTTTCATAAGTAGTTCTTCATTAGCTGTTAAGTCGCCTGCAATAACACCTGCTTTAAGTCTATCAAATAGACGTGTACCTAATATGTTTTGTAAATATATGTCTTGAGCTTGTAGAATGTTTGGTGTAATCTCATTTAGTCTGACATTGTCATCTAATTGAGTCCACTGTTTCATTCTTTGCTCAGATACTAGTAATGCTGTTTGGCTCATATTATTCGTCTGCTATATTTGTTATGTCTTCTTGTAACGCAGGATCGTCTTCGTCAGTACCTATAATCATTGGCACTGGCTCTACTTCTATTCTTACGTTTAGTCCGTACAGACTTAAGATATAACTAAAAGTGTTAATAATTTTAGTTTGTTTTGGTCTTACCACTGTATTCATAAAGTGTGAGTAAGACGTAATGATTTCGTCTGAGTTACTAGAGAAACCTGCACCATCTTTAATACCTAAAAGAAGTGGAGAAGTAATGCGGTGTGCAGTAAGAATTCTACTTGTAATACGTTGTTCAAGAGTTAAGTAGTAATCGTCGTTTGCGTTCTCAACAGGAGTGACTTGCATCTCTTTTCCTGGCTCAGAAAAAGCCAAGAAGAATCTACCCGCATTCTCTTCTCCACTGAATGTATCTTCTATTTCTCTATATATGTCACGTCTTTCTTCAGGATTTGGTATTCCGTTTCTGAACTGGACGAACATACTTGGCGCAAGTCCGTTTGAGATGTTTGCGTTGTGGAATCTTGACACCCTCGCATCAAGCTGTATATCATTAACACCACCAATATAAGCCGGTAGAGGATAGATCTCTTGGCCTGGGTTGTAATCTTTACAATAATAGATTTGACTTGCGCTATCTTTCTTTGTATCTGTGACATCAAATGATTTATATTCTACTGGTTTGTATTTTCTTATTTGTGACCAGTCGCTAGAATAGTAATAACTGTGTATCTTATCCTCTTCATCTGGTTTACCTGATCTTACATTTGCAAAAGGCAAGTGATAGATTTCGGCTATTCTTGTGCCTTCTTTATTCCATACTAGGTTTAATGAATAACCACCGAATAGTGTGTAGTCTAACGCTATCTTTTGAAAGACATCGTTAATAGTCTCACCCTCAGTGTTAAGGTATTCTGTACCATACTCTGTTACACCTTCACCATAGATACCATCTCTAATAGCATCTACACATGTGTGGTTCATTGCAGACGTATCATACAATTTAATAAGTTCTTGTGGGAATAGATTATCTGCACCAAATTTGATGTAGTCTTTTCCTCTTTGTTCTTGGATTACTGGTAGGTCTAAGGCCTCAAACTTACTACCTTTTATACTATATAATCCTTCTGGTATATTTCTCATATTTCTTTTTAATAATTTGGACGATAAAATACTTCAGCGTCTCTATCTTCGTTACTAGATATGTATTCGACTTTTCCGGAGTCACCTCCAGGCTTTGTAATTATTTTAACAATATCAGAATAAGGACCTAATGTCCATGTATAAAAACCGTTATAGTGTTTATCTTCAAAATCTGTTGGTAAATCTACCATAAATTCTGCATATCTTGAGTTTTCACTAACAATTGTCCAGTCACCAGACGCTACAGTTACTAGTATATCCTGTGAATACTGTGACTTAAGTGTGAATGTGTCGTTAAGATCTAGTGCTGAAGTGGGTGCATTAATGAAAAAGAATGCTTCTTCAGCTGTTATAGTTGTCGTCATCTCGTATTAAGTATGTTTCATATAGAAATATAGAAACATGGCTAGTTGTAAAAAGAAAGGGGTCCCCGCGTATGGGACCCCTGTCTAGACTAATTGTGTTCGTCGATATTATGCCTCAACGATAGAGCCTGTAACTTCAAATGATGGAGCTTCTTCCATTCCAGAAATTGTTAGTTCGTAACCGTTTCTGTCGCCATAAGCAACACCGGTTAAGGATGAACCTGCAGTCATAAATGCACCTCTTTCAACGCCAACAGAAAAGTACTTTCCGTTGTTGTCTTTAAATACTACAACCATGTCAGTAGATTGAGCCATCAGTAAAATCTGATCTCTCTTTGCTGCTTCCATTTTGTTGAATATCATTGTAAGAGCTTGGTCGTAAAATACTGTACCATTCTCTTGAGATACGTTAATAGTTTCGGTAAATGAACTAGTTTGTCTTGGAACTTCAAAATCAAAGAAGTCACTAGGCGTAAGGGCTGAACCAGCCACAGTTATTGCTGTGATAGTTCCACTGGATTGTGTAATAGATTCAACTGGACCATTGGTAATAAAGATTTTATCTAAACCTCCATTGGCGTCATTGCAATCTAAAGTGAATCCTGATGTGATGTTACAACTCATAGTGTTCTTTTTGTTTTTTTAGTTTAATTATGCTAATCCGTTTGTACCGAATTGATCTACTTGAGATACGGCTACACCTAATCTCCATTTAGCGATGAATTTTACAACATCTTGTCCTTTGTCGAAAAAGAACTGTACTGTTGACATGTCATCTTCTAAACCTGTACCTGCTACAATCATTGAAGAAGGACCTGCTGCTACGTAATCAGAACCAGTTAAACCTGAAGTTTTAACTACTGTGATGTTA